CGATTTGCGCTATTACGTTTGTTAGGCTATCAAAAAATTTAATCATAACCGCCGTGAATGTGCCGTATATGTTTTATGAATAGTACATATAAACGACAATTATGGCAAATGCAAGGGTATAAGTGTGGGTTATGAGCTGCTCTGCAGTTAAATGTTTTTGAGGGTGTAGGTGCTGCCACCCACCAGCTCGTTGTACGCACGGCTTAGCGCATCGACAATATCATCGTGCTTCCCATTCGGGAACATGCGCAGCTGTTCTATAAACGCCCTATTCCAGTCCGCCGCCAACATTTTTACATTGCCTGCGTTTATTTGCGACGCAATCCCCATGGCTCTAGTGGCCTTGTCACCACTCTCAGTGCTAAACACAAAATTAACGCCTGCTAGCTTTTTGGATAGGTACGCTGCTTGTGACTTCCCTGCTTGGCCTGGGTCTTGCGGAATAGATTGTTTTGTATTTCTACCATCTAATTTTGATGTATTGACAAGCATTCGCTCGACTTCGTCTGCGCTGCCTCTTTCGTTCTGCACGTCCGCTATGTACGTGATGCCGTCCTTTGTTCCGAGTTGAACGCTTGCTGTTGCGTCGCCATCATTTTTTGTGGCAGCTAAATCCCATCCTCGGACGTACTGCAGCCCAGCTGGTAGTGCGTCTACGATCTCGATGTTATCAGGTTTGAATATACCACCTTTTCTTGGTGCCGGTCTTTGTTGCAGCTGACTCGCAGTTCCGTACTCCATTAGTGAATTCTCAAGCCTAGAAACATCCTCTTCGCTAAAGCGTTCGGGGAACATTAGCTCGCCCTCGATGGTTCTTGGGTCTCCCTCGCCCACCACCCACTTTGAAGCTCCCTCTTCGTAGCGCATCGGAATGCACAAGTGATCATAACCAAGCTCGAGCGCAACACTGGATATGTCGCCCTCGTTTAATCGCTGCATGATGATAACTATTGCTGAGTCTGAGCTATTGACGCGGCTGGGCAGTGCTTCGCGAAATGTTGCAACGGATGACGCCAGCATCGCTGCACTGCCTGCACTATCAACGCTGTGGGGGTCATCTAGTAGCACTCTGTCGCCACGGCTCCCCGTCATGCTTGTAAATGCCATGCACTCGCGGAATCCTGTGTTGGCGTTCTCGAACTTGGTTTTTGCGTTCTGGTCGCCGGCAAGCTCTATCGGCCAAAGAGACTGATACCATTCGGACTGTATTAATCGGCGGCATTTCATGTTGTCGCGAATAGCAAGGTTTTGGCTATGCGCTGTGGCCATGAATCGCTTTTCAGGCATACCTTTTGGCCCCCACTCCCATGCAGGCCAAAACACATTAGTTAGCAGTGACTTCATGGTGCCAGGGGGGACGTTTACTAAGAGGCGCTTAATATCGCCATCGGTGACCGCTTCAAGGTGTTCGCAAATCAGGTCTACGACCCAACCCCATTTTAGCTCTGTGGCGGGCTCTAGAACGTGCCACGCGCGCTTTACGAAATTTGCAAGGCTGCGCCTGCAATACTCGCGCTCAATTTCAAGTAGGTCATCGTTTGTCAGCATCTTCTTTTGCTTTAAGTAGCTCTTCTAGCGTCGACGTGGACAAACTGCTGGCGTCTATAGCTGGCTGCGTCTTAATACTTTCGCCTTTTGTTGTGTGGTCTAGCTGCTGCCTCGGACTGTGGTGCTTTGGCGCCATCCTCTCAGCCGCCCATTTCAACCCATCCATCGCCGCTCGCGCTTCGTGTGCGCCGATTTCACTAGCGACAACCATGTTCGCTAACTCCACGATATTATCCGCGTGCGCAAAGCCTGCAGCCTCACGTGCGCGCCTGTATTGTTCCGAAAATCCGTTCCTGTCTTGCACCACCGCTAGCAAAACGGTGCTAACGGCTGGCATTCCTTTCTCACGACAAATGCTGCGCAGTGAGCGGCCTTCTGCTAGCTCGGTGCAAATATACTCCACCACCTCAGGTGTCATAACGGTAGGCCTACCAACCTCTTTTTTATCGCTCATACCACCACCTAAAAAACAATCGTTGCTGGCATTATAGCATGATTGGCGCCCCTCCACTCAGCAACAACCTTTTCATGCAGACTCAACATTGCCTCATGCGGGGAGTCTCCTGTTCCTACAATTACCTCCCCTTGCGCATCTAGCTCAACTAAATCATCCATGGCGGCTGATGCATCCATATCTCCACTATCAAGCTCTTCAATAATACTGCAAACATCGTGATATAGGCTGTATGCAGCAACAAAGCAGTGGCCTAGTTCGTATCCGTATCTGTTGTAGTTGACAGCGTAAGTTGCGCACGAGTAAATGCGGTGCATATCTTCTTTGTGGCTTGTCGGCGTGTCGTTGGTCATTTTGCTTCTCCTGCTTCTTTGTTGTAGCTGGCGCGCCTGGCAGGGCTCGAACCTGCTACCTGCGGCTTAGGAGGCTGTTGCATATCCGATTAGACTACAGGCGCGTAATGCGGTCTGTCAGGTAATCAAATACTTAACCAGAGCTGCAACCGCCAGTATCGGTGTCAGAGCTACGCACATGAGTATGACTGTTAGTAAAGTATCGATTAGCTTGTTCACCTCTGCCTCCCATTAAACCACCGCAGTTATTTGTGGTTTTGAGTAACGATCAACCAACGCTACAGCAACTCTAGGGTCTTCTTGGATTGCTGCTAGTTCGTGGGCTAATTCCAGTTTTCGTTTACGCCATGCTTCGTGCGCTTGTTGTTCGTAAGTGAAGTAGCCAAGGTGTTCTTTCTTATTGGTGAAAGGGTTGGAGCACTGGGCTAGAAACTTTTCTGATGGCTTATGCCAATACAACCCAATCTGCCACTCGCCACGTGCTGCTGCCCTATCATTGGTAAACGTGTTAACCACTCCTGCTACGAAAACACAAGTCTCAGCGCTATAAACCTTATTTCCTTCAAATAGCAAATCCTTGTCAAGGTGCTTGCCTTCGAAGTCTTGTTTTTCCATCCACGCCCTGAAATTACTGAAAGTGTGCCACTCTTCTGAAACACTACAGCCTTTGTAAGTTGGATGGCGCTTTTGGTATTTTTCAGAGTAGCAGCGCTCAAGCACACTTTTCCACACTCGATAATAAGGGCACCTCCACACAAACTTCTGCTTTCGTTTGCCATCTGAACAGACAATCGTCTCAAACCTCTGAGTAGCATATCCAGCATCATTAATGCCAACACCGTGTACCAGTTTTTTAGGCTTCATAATCATCACCAATAAAAAAGCTCTAATGTCTGACTGCGGTGGAAAAGGCTGAAAGTGCGCCTCGCAGAAAAACATTAGAGCTTTGTTAACTTTCAATTTCAGGCTTTCCACGGCCTTTAAACAAACTGAATCATAACAGCCACAGCACCACCATGCAATATATTTTGGCGCAAGATTTTTGTGACTCCGTCGTGCGAAACAAAGACAGAGCGTGCACACCTACCGCCAATTCTGGAACTACATTCAATATCTATACAAAAAGGCAATATATACGTGCCCTTTTACACCATATTCCTAAATATATGTTATATACTATATAGGTGTACACAGTGTACACAGTAGCATAGTAACCACAGTAAAATCAATGACTTACGAAGCGTGACACCTCCGTGTACACCTCTTATTTGTGTACACCTAGGTGTACACATTGTACAAAAAATGTACTGCCCTTTTGTTTTTTAGCCCAAAACCCAAGGGCAACAAAAGTATAAAAAGGCAGTACAAAAAACATACAGTTTGGCGCATTTTGTCAAAACAGGTCAAAAAACACGGATTTGTGTACACCTTTGTGGCAACGTGTCACGCTAGGTGTCACGCTATTCTGTATAGGTGTCACGCCCGTATTTCTGGCACAAAAAAGCCCGCAAAAGCGGGCGTATAACCTGTGCTGTGAGTGCGCTATTTGCGCTCACCACTCTGTACTATTTTTGCCATCAATTATCAGCGGCGGCACTAGCAGCAGCCTGCCGCGGTTTCTGCATCTCTTTGAGTCATTGCCGTTCATTTCTCTAATCACAATACCTGCGCGCGTAACATCCGCCCGCGTCGGCCTGTCGATACCAGCGGCAATAAGAGCATCAGTTGCACTCACGTACACCCAAGCACTCTTGTCTGCATCCCAGTCATAAGCGCCTAGAATTCTATCTTTGACTGGGTCGGCAGCCTCGTAGTTGCGGTTATGCTCATTAAGCTGCGCAAGCTCGCTAGGTGATAAGTACCACTTTTCGCCTTGCCTGTAGTAGTGCAAAAACTCCGCCCACACCTGCTGCATATCAAGCTCGTGCTCGTAATCAATATGGTCGCAATCAACCACCCAAAAACGGCGGTTACCCGTGTCGTCTTGTAGAAAATCACTGTTGTTTACTGAGCCAAAAAGCACGGTACGGCGTGCATAGACAGACTCTTTGCGCGCGTACGGGCGCCGCATCACGTCACTTCCCGCGGTGACGAACGCTTTTAGTCTTGCCAGCTCTGAGCGTCTCAGTGTTGCATCTATCTCGCCAAGCTCGACAAGCCAGTACCTCAGCACAGAGAACACATAATCTTTATTTTCGGTGTCTAGCATCAAGCCGTCTTTAACTAGCTCTAGTTGCTCGTTAACATTTTTTGGAACAAGGCTTTTAAACCACGACGTTTTGCCAAGCCCCTGCTTTCCCGCAAACACTAAAATTCCGTGCGCCTCAACCCCTGTGGGCGAAAAAGCCGCCCGTATCGCTGACAGCATCCACCTTGAGATGAGTGTGTTTTTTAGGCTCTGCGCCTCATCTCCCCCATTTGCGCGAACAGTGCTAAGGAAATCATGGATGCGCACCACACCATCCCAGGGCTTTGACTCAATCCAACACTTGACGGGCGAGTACTGGTTCTGGTCCGCAATCAGCGTTACAAACTCCTGCAGCTTGCTTGTTGGAAAATCAAACAGGCTGCATGTGCTCGCAAGCTCAGCAAAAGCCGCGTTCGCCTGATTATCTCGAGAGTAGCTTCGGTTAGGTATTAAAATCTCTTCCTCTTTAGAAATGACGTTGTAGCGTATTGTGATGCCTGCTCGCCTTGCTATTTCGCGCAAGTTCTCGTGATGATTGAGCGGCTTGTCTTTTTTGTCTGTCCAAATCAATTTTGCAGATATGTCGAAGCTTGTTCCGCTTATATCGCCACTAACACCGCGCTCCTGCGCGCTCTGCACGGCATTTCTACTACCCTGCAGTTGCGGCTCAGGCGGAGCGTCTACAGTCACAGGCTCTCTCCGCGCTGGCGTATCTGTTCGCACTCCTGACGCATCTGATAATTCTCGTGCCGCTTTGGAAAAATCCCCGCCGTGATCGTACTCGCAAAACAAGTCAAAACTAGAAACTGGCTGGCCTGTACTATCACTGCAAAGCGGGTCGCTTGCATGGTGAATCCAGCATTTGTTGTTGCCTAGCAGCACAACACCCGCCAGCCCTGTGCTGCTAGATGGTGCTAGGTATCTACTGCGACCAACGCGCTTGTATCCGTAATTCTCTAGCGCATCCTCGATGCGCATTACGCGCTCATAGTCACGCGCCACAGCAACAAGCCCGCCGTCGCTAGAGTAGTGCCTCTGACTTGGCGCTTGGCGCTCGGCTTTGTACAGCTCATCTACGCCCACCCACGGGCACGCCGCCAGCGCCTGGCGCTTAAATGTGCCCTCGAATTCCTGCCAAAATGACAATAACCAAGCTGGCAGCACCGGAATCTCATCACCTGGCGGGGTTATCCACGCATAGGGCTTTTCGGTATCTGGGTGAATGCTAGGCGGCAGCACATCTTGTCGCTGCCTGCCATCAGTCGCTGCGCGCAGCTCAAACACAGTGTAAGGCGCAAACTCACGCGCTTGCTCTCGCGCCTTGGCCTCAAGCGCTTCGTCTCCCGCCTCTTTCGCTGCTCTCGCCTCTGCCAGTTTTGCCTTGTATTTCTCACCATCGGGGTCGCTCTCGGGTCGCCAGTTTAATTTGTGGTATCCAAGCTCAACGCCAGCGGGGACACGAAACATAATGCGCAACCCATCTGGGCCACCCTTGATTGCTACGCCCTGCTTGCTGACCAGTTCTTCATAATCAATGCCGAGACCATCGCAAATAATTCTAAAGCTGTCCTCGCAGTCAATATCTAGACTGCAGAGTCGTGACGGGCCAAGCGCTGCACCCATGTTCCAGTCGGGGTTTGCTGTAAAAAATGACTCTGCAATATCAGGGCATGAGATAACTTTATTGCCCCAATCGCGCGCACGTGGAAACTTGCGTCTAGGTTCTATGGGCACAATAGCGATATCGTATTTCGATACGTACCGCCTCGCCCACGCAGCTGTGTTGTGTTTTTTTGTCATCTAGTTCGTTCCTTTGATTATTTTTAGCGCATCTTCAACCGAGCGTGCCACCCCAGCCAGGCCGCCCAACCCTCTTATACGCTCAATAAACGCCAACTGTCTGCTGGTTGCAACGCCGCGCGATGCTTTTACCTCAATAGCAGTGAATACAGCCAGCTTCTCTCCCACCATGTCTTGCGTAACAGTTACTGGCGTCACGCCGATTAGGTCACTGCTACCAACTGCAAGACCAAACCGAACCAGCCGCCCGCGCTCATCTTTTAGCGCACCTGTGTTATTGCGGAACAATAGCACCCCGCAGCCAGCAAGCTCGAGAAGAATATCATTCATAACCGCTTGTTCGGATTTACTCATTGCTAGCCTCCGCTTTCAACTCTCTGTAGTGCTGCATCGCTAGTGGAAAAACCGCGCGTGCATTTATTTTTTTACGTGCTGCAAATACATTTGCCGCCCAGCCGTGCGGTGAGCGCATCTTGCGGCGCATACCGATTTCCACTAGCTCTCGCAGTTCGCGCGCCCTGCCCTGCTCTTTTCGTGCTTCTATTTTTGCTCGCTCAACCTCCGCTGCTTTTCGCACCATTTCAAGCTCGCCGTCCACCTGCTCTATTTTGCGCTCTTTAAACTCAACCTCAGCTCCGCAGTGCGGGCACTCATGCACGCCCGAGCGAAACGCAAAAAAACATTTCTCGCACGTTTGAACACCAACGGCATCGGCATCAGCTTCGCGTCTGCCTTGGCGCCTATCACCTTCTAGCGACCACTCTCGGTTATCGCATGGCAACCCGTGTCGCTGCCAGTTGCCCACATGGTCAAGTATGACCAAATGGTCTTTGCTTGGGTGTGGACGCAGACCGCGGCCATTGCCTTGCATATACACTACGACGCTCTTGGTGGGACGCAGCCACTGAACCGCTCCAATTTCAGGTATATCCACACCTTCAACAAGGAGCTGGACACTTGTGAGTATTTTCTTTTCGCCGCTCCTGAACTGCTCTAGCACCTCGTCGCGGTTTTTTGTCTTGCCGTGGATTGCCACCGCCGGAATGCCTGCATCTGAGTACGCGCGCGCCACGCTTTCCGCGTGATGAATCGTTGCGCACATCACTACGCACTGGCGCCCGTACGCAAACTTTAGGTAGTGGTCAATTGCATCACCCACAACCTGCGGTTTACCCGCCTCGCGCTCAACATCGCCCGCACTGTAGTCACCAGCTACCGTGCGCACGGTAGAGAAGTCCGCTTTCTGCGGCACGCCGTATAGCTGATAATCACACAAATAGCCCTGCTCAATCAGAAACCTAATGCTCGGACCGTGAACAATATCCTGAAAAATATGGTCAAGACCTTTGCCGTCGGTTCGTTGCGGCGTTGCTGTTAACCCCACCACATGGGCACTGTTGTAGCGCTCCAAAATTAATTGGTAGGTGTTAGCCACGGCACGGTGAGCCTCATCAATGATAATTAGCTGCGGCTCTTGATATTGCTCTAATCTGTTACGCAGCGTCATGATGCTAGCAAGCTGCACGTTGTGTGGCGTTTTTTGCCTGCCCGCTCGAATCATTCCGTGTGCCAACTGATTGTGCCACATCGCCCTGCTTGTCTGGTTTAGAAGTTCGTTTTGGTGCACCAAAAACATAGCAGACAGACCACGCTCAACTGCGTTGCCTATCATAGTGCACGCAAGAGCGGTCTTACCCGCCCCCGTGGGCGCCTGCATCAAGACGCGCCGATTAACCCGCAATGCCTGGCGCGTCCTGCTAATCAAGTCGTGCTGATAGTCGCGTAGCTCAATCATCATTGCGCACCGCTTTGGCCTGATTCTCAAAGTACTCACGCAGAGCAATGATTGTGCTCAGCGTTGGGTTTGTATTTACGCCGTCTCGAATTTGAGTGATTGTTTGCCTGCTAATGCCTGTGGCATCAGCCACTTTTTTAATGTTTCTGTCCTGCAGTTGATGCCTAATATTATCTAGCATTTCCGTTTTCTCCCGATTTGTGTAATTTATGTGTTGACAATGTAAAGCATAATATACAATATGACAACCACAACAAACAACACGGAGCTAAAAATGCAAATAATCGATTACACCGAAGGTATGGAGATACCAAAGAACTGCATCGTTCGCGGCATGCCGAATGCGGTTTACCACTCAACAGAGCACATAAGCAAGTCACAGCTAGATTTGTTTGACCGCTCACCAGCGCATCTAGCGTGTGCTGGACCAATAGAGCCAACGCGTGCAATGGAAATAGGCACAGCTATTCACACGGCAATTCTGGAGCCTGAGCGCTTTAAAGAAGAATACATACTACTAACTGATGCAAAAGACAGACGAAGCGCACTATACCGTGACGCATCAAAAGTCCACGGAACGGAGCGCGTACTAGTCAGCACAGAGTGCGAAAAAGTGGAAGGCATGCGCATCACAGCTCATGCATACCACGAGTACACTGACAACTATCTAAACAAGCCGCACGAAATAGAGCTGTCGTATTTTGGAATATGTTCAGAAACAGGTGTGCCTATCAAGTGTCGTTTTGACCTGATAACTGAGTGCGGACATGCGCTTGACCTAAAAAAGACACAGGACGTCAGGCTGGACGCGCTAGGCAGGGCTATTCTCAATTACAGATATCACGTGCAGTGGGCGTTCTATTCTCACGTTTACGAGTGCGTGACAGGGGAGCCCCTTAAATCGTTTAATTTCTTTTTTACCGAGGAAAACGCGCCGCACAGCTGCCAAATAGCCAGATTGTGCGAGGAAACCAAGCAGTTAGGCACTGCCGAAACGCTGGAAAATCTAGAGGCTTACGCCTCAAATCCAAATGCAACTGACGGCACATGGCGAGCACCAGAGGTGATATCACTACCAGTATGGTACTTAAACCAGAACGCAACAGAGGAAATTATCTATGAGTAAATATGATGACGATATTAGTTTTGCAACAGAGGCAAAGTCTGACCAGTTAAACGCGGTTGATATTATGGGTGCTGAGCCAATTTTAACAATTCGCGATTTTAGGGTTATAAGGACGCCTGACCAGCCAGTATGGCTGTATTTCAATGGAGACAACGGGCGCCCGTGGAAACCAAGCAAAGGCATGATACGCATACTGGGCGCTGCGTGGGGCCGTCGAGCGGGCGCATGGGTAGGTAAAAGTGTCCAGGTATATTTTGAGCCTGACGTAACATACGCAGGAAAAAAAGCGGGCGGAATACGCATCAAGGCACTATCTGATATTGAGCGCCAAATGGACTTTACGGAAGTGCTAAGCCGCAACAAACGGCGAACGGTCACAGTAGTGCCGCTAACACTCGAGGCGCAACCATACCCGCAAGAGGAATTTGATAATCGCATAGAATCTATGGTTAAAGCCATGACACACGGCATCGACGAGCGCGGCCCACTGAGCCTACAGCAAGTCATCGCGATGGCTGAGCGGGGCGGCAAGCTAAAGCTAGCACCCGAGCAAATCGAGCAGCTAGAAAAAGCTGCGCCCGAGGTTTTTGACGAAAATGAAAATGAGGAGACACAGTAATGATTTACGTAACAGTTAGCGGCAATGTTGGTCGCGATGCAGAACTTAGACAAGCGGGCGGAACGGATGTTTTGAATTTTAACGTTGCCGCCACCAGCGGGTTCGGTGAGCGCGAACAAACTCTATGGGTAAGATGCGCATTGTGGGGCAAGCGCGGCGCAGCGCTAGCGCAGTACATAAAAAAAGGCTCGCGCGTGACGGTGATTGGAGAGCTGAGCACCGAAGAATACAACGGCACAACACAGCTAAACTGCCGCGTCGCAGAAATAAAGCTGCAGGACAGCACTGGCGGACAGCAACCAGCACAGGCGAGCAGCGCGCCACAGCAGCAGACGCCACAAGCGCCACAAGTGCCATCTGAATCGCTTGATTTTGACGATGACGTACCGTTCTGATTTGGCAAGGCCGCGATGAGCGGCCTGGTTCATAGGAGGAGATATGCTGCCAAAAAACTACGTAAAAGACGACGCAAGCTGGCTACTACAGCAAATGATGCGTCTGCCGCCAAAGCACCGAGACAAAGCAAGAATAGGCTACGACACAGTGTGGCAACAAGCCTGGCACGCCGAGCCAAACCCGCACATGCGAGAAAACAAAGCTCGCTTTGCTGCAAACACAAGGCTGCGAAAGTATGTTGATAGGGTTACGGGGAGTAGGATATGAGAGTTTTGTCACTTTTTGATGGTATGAGCTGCGGGCAGATAGCGCTAAATAAAATAGGCATAAAGCCTAGCGCTTACTATGCTAGTGAGATAAAGCCCGTCGCAATAAAAGTCGCTCAGCATAACTACCCGGACACCATACAGGTCGGAGACGTTAGAGAAATTAGAGCAAGCGACGTGGGGCATATTGACCTGCTGATCGGAGGAAGTCCATGCCAGGACTTTAGCCGCGCCAACTCATCGAGAGACGGCCTGCAAGGAAGTAAATCAGGGCTATTCTATGAATACCTGCGACTATTCGATGAGCTGAAACCTAGGCACTGGCTTCTCGAAAACGTTGTTATGCCCCCCCACGACCAGGCTATTGTTAGCGGACTACTTGGTCGCGACCCTGTGCGCATAAATAGCTCGCTGGTCTCGGCGCAGCTACGAGATAGGCTTTACTGGACAAATATAGGCGGCAGCACGTACGACCTTTTTGGCAGGCCATCAAGCGATATACAGCTTCCGCAAGACAAAGGGGAGCTGCTGCAGGACATACTGACTAGCGGCACAACAGATAGAAAAAAAGCACGAGCACTACTAGAGAGCGACAGCAGGCCGCTAGCAAATCAAGAAAAAATCATACGAAGATACAAAAACGGGTTTACAACAATTGTTTTTGAGGATGGCTATGTTAGGTATTTTAATCAAACCGAGCTCGAGCTGCTGCAAACAGTGCCTCTGGGATACACATCCTGCCTCACTAGAAACCAGGCCGCTAGCGTGCTCGGGGACGGCTGGACGGTAGATGTTATAGCGCACATTTTTGCCGGACTTAAATAAAAAAGCCCCCAGTTACGGGGCAAACCTTGTCGAATCCCGCATGGATACATGCGAGATGCCATCCTAGTACACAAAACAAAAATAAATGAAAATAGTTGTTGTTATGTGCCTGTTTATGTGTATAATGATATGCATACACAGCAACACAGACACAAAATAAACGGGGAAATCAAAATGAACAACAAAGAACTTTTTAAAATTATGTTTAACGGCCTAAAAACAGATATTGATTACAGACTTGGCGAAGGTGACAGCTTGGAGAAAGCCAAGGCATACGCCAGAGAGAAGTCGGCAGCAGGACCGGCAATCTGGGAGGCAATCGAAAAGCATTACAGCTAAGCACGGACAAAACCAGCGCCGTGTAACAGCGGCGCAAAACTGAATGTGAGGAGAGTCAGATGACGCCAAATTTTGAAAAACACACAGAGCGCGTAGCCCTACTGGTCACGCCATCGCAAATGGAATTTTTACGAACAAACATTGAGCCTGGCGGCATTAACGCATTTTTGCGCTGGCTGCTAGACAACCATATCAACCAAGTAGAAAAACAGAACGGGGAGAACAAAAAATGAAAACAATTTACGAAATGACAGTGCAAGAGCTGCTGGACGCAGGGTTTAATGTGTACGCGTCAAAGCTAACTCAAATGGACGAAGCTGAGCCGCTACTCTCTACCGACGCGCAAAAAATGGAAGCACTGCAGGCCCTGCTTCCTGACGGCCTGGTCATCAGGGGATGGTTATCATCAGCAACATGGCAGCCAAGCGGCGGACGCGTAAACAAACGCCTGCCAAGCGGAGTTAGGGTTGAGGTATCAATATCATGATCAAACTAGAGAGCCTCACAAATAGCGCATTCTTCCTGTGCGTCGTTGCGGCAGTAATAGCGCTAGCATTTACTGTAGCGGGCCATCTTAGCCTGCCCACGGTGCAGGTATCGAACAGCACGGGCGAGTGCGTGCGCGTACTGCCCGAGGGCAGCTGTGACAATCTACCACCAAAATACGTGCGGGAGTGGGTGAAATGAGTTGGGGTACAGACGGAAATTTGTATGCGTTGCACAAACACGAGCAGGAGATGGACCGACAGCAGGCGCGCGATGACAAAATAGACGAACTACGCGCAGAGCTTGATGACGACGTGCTAGACGAAATCTTAGGCGGTGTTCTTGACTGTATAACAGTGGAAAACGTCGAGGGAATGAGCTACGAGGAGCTCGGCCGCCGAATAATCATCGAGTACGAGCGCAAGGCTTGCGAGGCAGCTGTGAGGAGGCTTGACGAACTGGGGCCGTGCGGAGAGCACTAATGAAGACAAGACAGGCGCTACTAATAACAAGAGCTTTATTTGTGGGCGCAACAATGCACAAAAACCGCGACGGCAATTTAAAGCGGGTTGATTGCGAGTTGAGAATTAAAGAAGAGGAGCAAATGAAATGACTTTTGAAGAATGGTTTGAAAAATGGTGGGGCGAGCGCACTGATGGCCCGTACAAATCAGTAAACGTGGAAGGCATCGCTAGAGCAGCTTGGGAGGCTGCGCAAGCGCAAGCCAAAGGCGCGCCTAGCGACACACAACAAAAAATAGACAAGCTGACCGAGCACGTAGCAAACCTTGAGGCCGAGGTGGCGCTACTAAACAATGCTGTATCAGCGCAGCCAGCATTGCGCGACCAGTTTGCAATGGCGGCACTGGTAGGCCTTGCTTCGGGTAATGGGCTTTATGCAGCTGATGACATCGCAAAATATTCATATATGGCGGCAGACGCAATGCTAAAGGGGCGAGAAAAGTGAAAATACCATTAGCAGAACTGTCCAGCCGAAAAATACATGCACTCTGCGCTGACTACGACGTAACCGAGAGAGAAGTTATTGCCCTGCGCGAGCAGCACGGCATGACACGCGCCCAGCGTAGCGCAAAAAAATGGTGCGCAAACCGAATGCGCGAAAACCTAGCACAGCATAGCGATGCCGATTTGGCGTTACTTTATGGCCTGCCAGTGGTCACCATAAAAATGATTAGGGAGCTATCATCATGAACTGGAACGAGTTTAAAGAAAACGTGGAGAAGGATGCTGTTGTTAGCCGTGCTCCTGACTGGCAGGTGACGGCAATACTGGCCGATGGCCTCTTCATCGAAACCGACTGCAACAGCGGCAAGACCCGCCGGATT